CCTCGACTGGTGACAGCGACCTGATGCCTGTGTCAGAGCGCTGTGTGATCAACGCCTCGCAAGCCATCCATCACCTTCGAAGCGGCCAAGACATTACCCCTCACGACCTGTCGTTCGAGAAGGGATCTCTCGATCACTGCGCCGTGGTAGATGTGGGTACGATCGTTGCGATCGTGAACACGTACCGCAAGGGGTTATCTTCCGCCGGGGTGGCGGCACACATAGGTGTCGATCCTGCTACCCTAGGGGAGTGGCTGGCCTGGGGCCGGGAGCCGGGCCGGGAACCATACCACACGTTGGCTGTACTGGCGACCATGGCATTGCGATCCGTAGAGGGTAGAGCAGTCGATGCATGGACAGGTGCGTTCGACAAGGATTGGAGAGCAGCACAGCAGTGGTTGCAAGCACGGTTCCCTCAGGACTACGCTACAGGCCGGGTGCAGGTCGAGCATACCGGCGTGGTACAGCACCAGGTGTCACTGGAGCCCCTGACCCCTGCCGATGCCAGAGAGGTGGCGTCCATCCTGTCCACCGTTGGTGCACTTGACGAGGAACCGTTGGATGTCGAGGTGATCGACGATGACGGGTGACCTGAGAGCGCACCCCGGCTGGTCGCCCACCCACGCGGCACGTGACCTCGCACCGGAAACGACGGGCACCTGGGGGGATCTGAGCACACCCGAGAACCAGACCAACACCTGCCCGGAATGCCAGCACCCAGCGGGAGACCACACGCGGACGGGGATGCTAGCTTCTGCCACCGCTACGGTTGCGGATGCATCCTCCCACAGACGGCCACCGGGGTAGCATCCTCCGCCCTACCGATCCGGCGTCGCAGGAAGCGGCCTGTCATGCTGTCGCCGCTCGCTACCCCGGTGGTCTCACTTCCACCCTCAACATCACCACGTCAGGCCTACACCAACCCCACACCGTCGAAGGAGCGCAGCGCATGACCATGCCCGACGAACCCATGCCCGCAGAGACAACGACCAGCACCCCTGTGTTCAGCACTCCGACGATGAGCAACGACGAAACGCCGGACATGGACGGGGACGCGGACGACAACCTGCCGTTCGAGGGTGAACGGACCATTAGCCTGCCGTCAGCGCCGTAATGGGCGAGCTGGCCTCAACCCTCTTGGAGCTCCCGCAAGCCTCACCACAAGACGCGGAGGAGCACTACGTGGGTCGCACTCACGCTGATGCCGGGCGCACGTTGCCGCCTGAGGGAACGATGTGCGAATGCGTGGCCAACCACAACCCGCTGGTGCGCCCGGAGTCATTGCAGCCTTGGCCGCTGATTGGCGGACCGCTCTTGTGGGTGTGCCCCATCACGTTCATGAACACCCTGCTGCTCTTGGACGAGTACGAGGAGGAGCACGGCATGCCCCCGAGGGCAGTTACGTCCAAGTACAGCCTGTACACGCGGCAACTGGCGCAGGCTACCTGGCGCACGCTGGGCAGGCCGCCGAAGACCGTCCCGTTTGAGGACCTGTTCACCATGCCGCTCCCATCACCGAAGCGGCATTCAAGGCGGACTCCTGGAGGCACACCCTGATGTCCACGTCTCCCTACTCCATCGACGACATCGCACAGGTGTGTCACGAGGCCAACCGCGCGCTCCAGCACGTGCAGAACGACCCCACGATTCCAGTGTCACCGCCGTGGGCCGAGGTCGATGAGGAGACACGGGAGTCAGCGCGGGCGGGCGTGGAGAATGCCCTGGCGGGTGCAACCCCGGAGCAGTCGCACGAGGCGTGGTTACAGTTCAAGCTCGCCAATGGTTGGCAGCTGGGTCCGGTCAAGGACGAGGGTCTGAAGCAGCACCCGCTGCTGGTCCCGTACCACGCCCTGCCGGAGTCACAACAGGTCAAGGACGAGCTGTTCACCTCGATCGTGCGCATTTTGGGTAGTGCGCCTTGAGCGAGACCATCGAGCAGGAGATTGAGCGCCTTCGGCAGCTCATGACGCCACGCCTGACCAAGTACATCCCTAGCAAGCCCACTCCGAAGCAGGCAGCGTTCCTGCTACTGCCCCACCGTGAGGCGTTCTACGGCGGTGCCGCAGGCGGTGGCAAGTCCGAAGCCCTCCTCATGGGCGCCCTGCAGTACGTGGACCAGCCGGACTTCCACGCGCTACTCCTCCGGCGGACGTACTCCGACTTGTCCCTACCGGGAGCGCTCATGGACCGTGCGGAGTCATGGCTCCGGGGTACTGACGCGCGCTGGGTGGACAAGGACAAGACGTGGAAGTTCCCGAGCGGTGCAAGCCTGACCTTCGGGTACCTGGAGCACGAGGGCGACAAGTACCGGTACCAGTCCTCCGAGTTCCAGTACATCGGGTTCGACGAGCTGACGCAGTTCACCGAGACCATGTACACGTACCTCTTCAGCCGCCTGCGCCGGAAGTCGGAGAACGGCGTGCCTGGCCGCATGCGTGGTGCAGCGAACCCGGGTGGGCAAGGGCACCAGTGGGTGCACAACCGGTTCCTGGTCGAGGGACGCAAGAAGGGTCGCATCTTCGTCCCTGCGGGGTTGGTCGACAACCCACACCTCCAGCGCGAGGAGTACGAAGAGAACCTGCAGGAGCTCGACCCGGTCACGCGTGCACAGCTGCTCCACGGTGACTGGAACATCCGCGAGCAGGGGAACCTGTTCAAGCGTCAGTGGTTCAAGCTCGTGGACGAGCTCCCGAGGGGTGCAAAGCGTCTCCGGCTGGTCCGGTACTGGGACCTCGCTGCCACGGAGGAGAAGAAGGGCGAGGACCCTGACTACACCGCAGGCGTGAAGTTCAGCCTGTGCGAGGACGGGAACTACTACGTCGAGGACGTTGTCCGGTTCCGAGGCACCCCGGCAAAGAACGAGCAGGTGGTGCGCCTCACAGCCCTCCAGGACGGCAAGACGCTGTGTTCCATCTGGATGGAGCAGGAACCGGGCAGCGCAGGCGTGAACAACATCGACAACTACCGCCGCCACGTTCTCCGAGGGTGTGTCTTCCGTGGCGACAAGCCCACCGGTTCGAAGGTAGACCGTAGCCGCCCTGTGAGCGCCGCAGCGGAGAACCGCCTCATCCGAGTTGTCAAGGCGCCCTGGAACGACGCGTTCTTCGACGAGCTCGAAGCATTCCCAACGGACGGGGCACACAAGGACCAGGTGGATGCCCTCAGCGGAGCGTTCAGCAAGGTCGCGAAGCGGTCGCGCTTCTACGACGGTGTCCGCCGCAACGTCAACATCTGGTCGTAAGGAGCCCTCATGCCCGTCGATACCCAGTACGCCATCTCCGAGACCCTGTTCCAGGAGAACATCGAGCAGGACCACTACCGGTCCCTCCAGTTCGCGAAGGCCTGGGAGGCGTACGAGGGGAGACTCCCGAAGCCCCTGAAGGTGGAGGGAGCGTTCGACGACAA